GAAATCTTCTGGCGGTTTTTTATTTATTCTATCTCCTGCATTTTTATTTAATTTCACCCATGCGAATCCGAACATGTTCTTTACTTTAAAATCCCATGCCTCAGCTAATTTAATTGCTTCGAGTGCAAAGTTTCCTGTGTACCACATAAACAGAACGGCATTTTTAGAGGAGTGTTTTTCTATTGGTAGTCGGGAGAGGGAATATAAATCGGTGGTGTTGTAATGATTATCTGCTGCGCCGTTTGATGCTTTATTATTATATTGCCAAGGCGGGTCAGCTAATATGAGGTCATACTTTTTCATTCTCCGCTCCACTATCACCTATATTAAACGGCAGTCCATCTGCTTCCATTGGCTTTATATCAGCAAACGCGCAAGGAAGAATTATTCCACCGAACTCCTGAGCAAACATTAACGCCTGTTTTGCCTGAAGAGAGACATATTGCTTAGGTAGAGCTATTTGATATGTAACGCCATCAATTAATACTAACGTCGTCATTGCCTGAACTTGTTTCATTGATTATTCTCCGTATCCTTCATCATTAAGAATAATTCCATAGCGCCACGGTATAAGCTTTCATGCTCAACCTGACCAACTGATCCATGGCAGCACATCCAGCCACTTGAGCTTTTAATCATCGATATTTCATTCTCAATAATAATCGGCATTGCATCGTCTGGGTTGTTGCATGGGTCGAAAAAACGATAACCAAACGAGCCATCAACAAGGAATTGGATAATATCCATTGTTTGTTTAATTACATCGTATTGCGTTTCAGGTAAAACAAATTGCGCTACTAATAAATTAATTTCGAAGTCAGATAGTTCGGTGTATTTATTCATTATCAGCCTCTAGTATTTCATTAATAGTATTTCTGATATCAATTAAGTCTTGTTTTGTTACATCCATATTCCAAGATGGAGTGTTTAGAATAAAGCAATCCTTTATTGTCGGTTCAATCTCAATACAATCTTTGTAGTTTTCTAGTCCAGCATAATATTTATCTTTCATTCCATATCTCCCCACAAACAACTTCAACATTCCTCACTGACATTAAATATTCAGCATGTTTATTGCATTCCGATTGCGTGTATATATCCTCAGATATTGGCACTGCATGATTGTTCATAATTAACAGTAGGACGAATAGCTTCATGTTTATTTTCTCTATATGCGCATTTAAATATGTGAGCGATAACATCTACAGTCCAAGCGTTTCCATAGCATTTATATGACTGTGAATTTGAGACTATGTTTTCACACCAACCATCGGGAAACGTTTGTAGGCGGGCAAATTCAGTCGCTGTTAATTTCCTGTAATTATTGCAATCCAATGCTATTTTGGGTTGCCGATGCCCCCCCCCTGACATGTTGATAATGTAGGAGATTTTCCATCAGTAGAATAAACTCTCAATATCGTTTCATTACCTTTTATATCAATAGCATTTCCGATATGCATTAATTCTGATTCACGTGAGTTAATATTATTTCTTTTTTCATACGGTCTATTACTTGAATTAACATCATCAATAATATCTTTCAGCAAAATACCTTTGTCCTCTGGCTGGCTAACTTCAAAATTAGTCCAATAATAACGCTGTCTATTTTGTGCTGATACTAATGAGCTATTAATAAGCGCTTTATTTACATAACCTAATGCGCGCTCCGTATGCAGTGTTATATATTCCTCAAATTCCTTTTTCATTTTTACATTTTCTAGCATGAATTTAGCGTCTGGATTATTTTCTAATACATGACTCATTATTTCTAATGTCGTCCAGAATAATTTACCTCGCTCATCTTTATCGCCTAATTGCTTGCCGGCCAGCGACCAACTTTGACATGGAAATCCCGCAGTAACTAATCCCACATTTGACCAGTCAATATCCCACTCGCGCCAATTATTAACGTCACCTAATTGGATGTTGTCTGGATAATGAAACTCAGATACCTTATTAGCGAATTTATCTATTTCAGCGATGTAATATTTATCAAATTTAATCCCAGCACGAGACAGCGCTAATCGTCCAGCGGATATTCCGTTGAACAAACTTAAATATATCATTTTGATTTCCTATAGATGTGAAGAACCCTGTATTAGCATGAGTAATACATATCCGATTATTTGCATGGTTATTTAATCTAATTTATAGAGTGGTATATTTATTTTTTCACTTCTTTCTTCATTAAGATGGGTATATCCATATTCCTTGATATTATCAAAACTGCATTCCATTATATAACCAACAGGCTTTAAGCTACTAATGCGCAATAGCTCATCGCATACATCAATTATTTCTTGCCAGTTATATTCATTAACTCCCTCACCAGCGTTTATTTTATTTTTTAAATATTTCGCTATCTGCAATATCTCATCATTCATTTTTTATTTCCACCTCGTCGTCGCCGATTAATATATCTTTGCATTCAATCAAAGCTGCTCTATATCCAGCCTCAAATGCCATACGCCTAACGCCAATTAAATGACTATCAGGCGGTGCTACTGATGGGCTATATCCATGAGACTTCTTAAACCAGACTTCAAATGCTTCATCTAATATATCCATGCTTACTCCTTAATTTTAGGTATAAAAAACCCTGCTAGTGCAGGGCATGGGCTATTAATATGTTGGTGAATTATTTTTTAATATATCCACCTTTTTCATCTAATAGGCCTGATGATTTATTTCTAAATTCTTCTTCTGTTGGTTCTTTGGTTTCATATGCAACATTATAGTAATAGCCCTCTATTTTAAATGAGGTTGTCTTATATTTATCTATGCCAGAATTTGGCACTGGCTCATATGCCTTATGACCTTTGGGTTTGACTTGCTTATTTAGATTAGATGTAATAAGAAATTCACCATTATCTTTAATTAGGAAATATTTCACGTTACTCTCCTTTTCTCTTGAGAGTTAACTATATCATCTAAAATTTAGTTAAGTAGTGATAATCAATCAATTCTGCGAAACTCAATAACCCACACCCACGGATTATCTTCATATTTAAAGTTAGTAGGTGACACAGAATCCCAAAGATTACGAAACCAACAAAATGGATCCATACTACCGCCAGTTAATTCGCGCTCTAAAGGGTAGCCTTCAGCTTTAAACTCGGTATCGCCAGCATCCTTTAAACGCTCAACACGAACATCAGTGATCTCTAACGTAATGCGCGAATATCTACGAGGCATGTGTATAGATGGAGTCCACTTAATTTCTTCATACCATCCTTCTTCTAAATCAGATGGTTTATGTGTGGCTTTATATGCAATTGTTGATTCAGTGCATACCCCAGTTTTAAATGTTTCACGAACATAAAGACGATCACCAACTTTACCAAGAGGGCACAAATTATGTTTGGGAGCATCAAGTACATGTGTAGTTGTGCCGCTTCTTGTTTTGGTCGGTTTTTTTAGCCACATTCCATTATCTGGCATTACATTTTTAACGATGCGACGAGTTTGAGTTTTACGCCCATCTAAAATGGCTTTTACCATCTCGGTGTTAAATATAATCCCGTGCTCTTTCATATTCATTCCACCTTGTTTGCTGAGAACACTGGATCATATTCACAATCAACTTGAAACATGCCAAGATATTGGTCGTCAATCCACAACATGAATAACAATGGCCATCTATCTTCCCACCCATCGCAGTCGGCGTGATAATATTCTGCACATGCTTCAATGCATGAATAGAGGTCATCATCAGCACTGAAATTATGATCATCTGGTAATTCATATCGGAGGTTATTAGTAATTTCTGATGGGTTTTCGTCTTTACTTCTTGTTGTATAAAATTGAACTATTGCCATTATTCATTCCTCTTCATTGCATCCCTGCACTGAGTCCTAATTCCAGTTAGAAATTTCTTCTTCGATTAAGTCGTCTATTTCGCCGTTAGTGGCTTCTTCATTGAGAAATAAACGGGCTTCAGTAATATATTTTTCTCTGTTCTCATCAAAAAACTTTGAAAACTCAGGCGACCAGCCATGGTGTTTACCATCAAAATCAACGTGAGCATTTCCCTCTGCCATGTTTAGAATCATCATGTCAGCAGTAATGACGCCACATTCACGACAAAATCCCTTTAAGTCGCGTTTTCTGTAATAAGGTGAAACCTTAGAGTCACAAACACTCTTGAATCGTTGCTTCCATCTCTGAATGCAACGACCGTGTAAACTTTTCATGGTTATATCCTTTGGATAAAGGGGTGGGATGGTTAGGCGCTTTGGCTAACTTCTTCAAACTCGCCTTCAAATACTGAGGCGTTTTCCTGATCGACATTAGCCTCTGCTTTTTCATCAAGAATTACCGCCTTCTGCATTTCGATAGAAA